CCAAACTGAACTCTTTCCGAAAATTCGTTAAATCCTTGCTCTTCGTCAGTTCGTTCTTCAAATAAGTTAGAGTAGCTTGTAACAATTCGCTTCCTAAACTCCAAAAAAAAACACTGGCACTTATAGCTACATCTAATGGTGCGAACTTCATTAAGTCCTGCATATCTTCGTTTGGCTCATATTCTACAATCGAATACTTGTCCTTGTGTTTATCTTTGATTGGTCTGAACATTACTGCCATCGCCTTGTGATATGTACTCCAATCTTTTAAATGGTGTTCTATGTCTACATATTCGCCGAAGCTGATGTTTTCCAGGTTAGGAATAAATCCGAACTCTATGTTTTTAATTTTAAAGTTTCGTATTAGTTGTGGCTTTTCACTAAACACTTTAGTAAAGTGCTTGATCAATCCGTTCAAATCTTTTAGTTTAATCTTTGCAACTTCTCCTAATTGTAAACCACAGAAAATCTGTATCATTTTATTTGCAATCAGTTCTTCGTCGTTGCTCTTTTCTTTCATAGCTACAAACTCTTGATACCTACTTAAAGGTATTTCAGATAGTGAGTTTGGTAGCAATATATCTAACTTCATATTATAATAACTTATTTTTCGTTTTTTTGTAGTTTACAGAATATTATAGCTTCCGTAATTCTTATTCATTCCTAACGTTTCCATTTCGTGATATCTAACGGCATCAATGGCGTGATTGTAATTGTCTACAGGTTTGTTTAATCGCTTGCCTGTCTTGTCTGTGTCCCAACAATATGAACGAAGTTCTTTAATTAGGTTTGTGCTATTAGAAGTGACTAAATAGTTTTCTCTTTGCATTACATCTATTCCGTAGTTAATGCTATCACGCCCTTTCGTAACGCCTTTAATTGTGATGCCATACCTTTGGATATCTGCAATACTTTTTGGCTCAGCACTATCTGCATAACACGGCACGTTTTTAGGAAGTATTTTTGCTATGTCGCTATTAAGTAATCCTGTTTGATAGGTTACTTCGTTAAGTATTCGTGTTTCGTTATGTTTGTATACTTCTATAATACTTGTTGGATCGTTCGTATATCCAAAGTCAATTCCTATGCCTATTAATCTTGCTTCGTTTGGTATTGTATCAACTATTTTATAATTACTAAATACAACGCCCTCTAATTGCCCCATTTCTCCGTTTACAAAAACACGCACCCAGTTTCGCCAGTAGTTACTTGTTTCGGCTTTCTTTATGTTCTTTTCTATTTGGTCTATTATACCTTTATCAAGTGCTTCGTTGTCTTTGTAAGTAAGTATTATTTTTTCTGCGTCTTCTTGATCTTCAAGTTCTGTTTGCACCCAAAATTCTGCCGTTGGGTTGTAGTCAAGATAAATCTCTTTTTTCGTTCTAATTGATAATTCATTATAAGCGTCAAAGCTTATACTATTACATTCGTTTATATATAAAATGTCACGTCTTGCACCTCTTAATTTAGTTGAATCGTCTGCGCTAAAAAATTCTATGAAGCTACCGTTTTGAAATTGATATTTAAGTAAAGATTTATTAAAACTGCTTTCAATATATCTACGTCCCCATTTCATAATTTTTTCAAAATCTCTAACTGCACCACGTCTTAAATGCGGTATTGATTCTGCTACTACACTTATTTCAAGGTTTTCATAGTACATTGCTTTATTTATTAAAATAAAAAGCGTACTAAATGTCTTGGATGCACTTGTGCCACCTTGTATAATCTTAATACGTTTTTTTAACGCATTAATCTTCTTTGCTGCCGTCGTTTCTATCAGCATCTAAATTAAAAAAAGGTAATTCAATGTTTGTTTGTTCAACTTGTTGTACAGGTGCACCGTAAGCACTATCTAATAACTTTTGGTAAGATGTAGCATCGCCCTCTCTTGCTTTCTTGATTAAAGCTAATGTCATTAAATCCTCTTGTGACATTGTTTCTATTTCGCTTGTTAAAGGATTCTTTAAGTCTTGCTCTACTGATAGCCATTTCTTTGCTACCGTGCTTCTATTCTTGCTTCCCTTTGGTCTGCCTTTAGGATTGCCACTTTGTCCTTTCTTGTATCTTATTAAGTTTTCTTCGTTTGCCATAATACTATTTTAATGTAAATGATGCTGTTATTCTGTTTTCTGATGTTTGCATATTTCCCACAGTACTACCTTTAGATTGGCTTTTTGTTCTTGATAGTCTTGTGCAAATCCATTCTTTAGATTTTTTTAAAGCATAGATTAAACTTGGAGAAGATGTAACGATATTAAATCGCCATTTTTCATTTTTATATATTTTACCTACTTCATTTAAAAGCTTTAAACCTATACCTACTCCTTGATAATCTGGTAAAACAACTAATCTATGTACCTTTTTAATTGTTTTTACTTTTGGGTGTGGAAAATGCAAAATACTTATGAACCCTGCTATTTCATTATTGACAGTAGCTATAAATACATTTGCAGCATTGTTATGCGTATGGCTTAAATAATGGTGTTTAGCAAACATTTTCCAAATTGATTTATCTCTGTATTTGAATATTTTAAATTCAATTTCTGGTTTATTTTTTTTTTGCCCTTCAAAATTTTGAAAGGTCATTGTATCTGTATTAAAAACCCAATCAGGCATAAGCCAGTCTTTAACATCAAAATGACAAGTAACTGCTATAAATTTTTTGTTTGTTTTTCTTATAGCTTTCTGCATAGCAAAAGAACCTATCTGTGCTACGTTTCTATCCACAACGCTTGTAAATTCATCAAACACAAAAAGATTATTTTCTTCTAAAATTGCTCTTGCTAAATCTACTCGCATTTTTTCTCCATTACTCAAAACTTCATAAGATTTTAACCAACTTGGTGGACTTGAAAAACCTACTGAATTAAATGCTTTTGTAATTTGTTCAACATTACAATTTTTTGGCATATCATCTAACACGCTTTGATTAGTGTATTTGTAAGAAGTTATATAACTATCTGGAAATAATTGCTTTGAAATAGTTGTTTTGCCCGTACCACTTTTTCCTACAATTAAACCAATACTCCATTTGTTGGGAATATCAATGCTACCCTTAAAGTGTTCTGTAATGTTTTCAGATTGTAAGTCAAATTTACCTATTACTGAAGCCACTCTAAATGTTTTGTGAGGTCTTGATTCTTTTATAATGTCAAAATTCGGCATTCGTGTCCTTGTTCTATTAATTTATTATATGTATTTTCTTGATGTTCTTCGTCTTTACATATTATTTCTATTCTATATAAATTGTCTATTGTGTCTGATATGTCTTTTAATTCATCTTCGTTCTCCTTAAAAACAGGCAAATCTAAACCCCAATCTTCTAACTCTTCTGTGTCCCATTCATTAGCTAAATCATCCCAGTCCCATTCTCCAAAACCTACATTGTCTTTTATTATGAATTCTCTTTGTTGTTTCTCTGTAAGTTGGTCTGCTTGTAATATGTATACTTCTTTTAATCCAGCTTCTTGACAGGCTCTTAATCTCATATTGCCACCGAGTACAATATTATCTTTATCTACTACTATAGGACGTATTTCTAACATCTCTGGGAACTCCTTAATTGACTTAACTAATTTCTTAAACTTATCGTCTTTTATTAGTCTTGGGTTGTTAGGATTCGTTTTTATCTTCCCTATCTTTACTTTCTCTGTTTTCATTTGTTATTGTTATGTGATTCGTGTTTTCATAGTGTACTTCAACATCCTCTCCAGAATCTAAAAACCTTGCCTGTATTTCGTTGATTCTTTTCTTATGTCTTATTGGATGCCCTACTATCTTAATCATTGTAAGTTTCGTATACTCTTTTAATTCTATTATTGATATCTCTTAAACAACTTGCACAAGTAGTGTATTGTTGTTTAGTTCTGAATACTCTATTGTATATTACTAATAAATCACGTTGTTCGCTTGGCTTCATTCGTGTTTTGTTCTGTGAAAACCAATTCTTTAAAAATTCGTATTCGTCTTTTTGTAGGCAATCGGCTTTAAATCTACTTGGAAATAATTTGTTTAGTTTTTCCTTACGTTCATCACATCCACAGTCATCTCCTGCTAACCATTTAACAGCTTTCTTTATTCCTGTAGCTTCTGTTACCTTTTCGATAACGTCGCCTAAACCCTCAACAGGTTGTTGCTTCTTCCAGTCTTTATACTCTTTGCTTCTTTTGTCTAATCCTAAATAGTATTCTTCGTTTTTTTCCATAATTAAATTAGTTCGTAATCTTCGTTTTTATAATCTTCGTAATCTTCTGCAAGATTTTCTTTTAGTTTTCCTTTGCAGTATTTTATTGTTTGAAAAATACTACTTGTGCTTATTCGTGTTTCATCAGCAAGTTCTCGCATACTCATTCCACTATCAAAATAATGCTTGAACAACATTTCGTCATACCAGTGCCACGTTTCAGCTTCTTCTTTTACTCGTTTGATCATACTACTAAAAGCTTCTTCTTTTGATATATAGTCATAATTTACGCCAATGTCTTTGCGTTCTTCTATATTAACCATCTGATGCTTGTTTCGTTCCTTTGCCAAATCTTTAAATATGTTTCTTAAAGTAAAGTGTATGTATGCTCTATTAATTGTTCCGTTTTTTTGTATGACCTTTTCTCTATCTGCATACTTGTGTAATCTAATGTACATTTCTTGAACTATGTCTTCTGCGTAGAAGTCTTCGCCGTAACTCTGTACGATTCTCAAATAGTCAGCGTGAAACTTTGCAACCTCTTTAAGCCAGTTCATTGATTAGATATTAAACAAATGTAATGATTATTTTCTAATAATGTATAGACGAAGTTTTTAACGAATAGTTGTGAATAAAAAAAAGCACCTCTTTCAAAGTGCTTCTTCCATTTTATAGTTTATAATCTAAAAAGGCAATCCATCTAAATCTGATCGTTGTGAATCGTGCTTTGCGTCTTCGTTTCCACCAGCTTCAACTTCTGCTTGGTATGGTTTACTAAATGCTGCACTAAAATACTTTACACCACTTTTAGATTCGTTTAACCATAGTGCCACTTCTTTTTCTACACCATCAATAAGTGCTTTACCTTTGTAATCTGGGTGCGAATCCGTTTTTTTGTAATCGTTTTTAAAAATTGCTCCTGTGTTGTTCTTTTGTTCCATAACTTAATCTATTGTTTTACTTATTATGTAGGCGCTTAACGTCTTTCGTTTACGCCTGGCTTTTTCTTTTAAAAGCTTTTTCTCTTCTTCTGTTACTCTTATTGTAACAATATTAGTTTTTCGTGTTTTCATCTATTAAAGTTTCGTAATACTTTCTACATTC